TTATGGCTAATTTTGCAAGAGGTAAAAAAGCATTAGCAATTTCTGATAGAAGTGGCATGGCTTTTCCGTATAATGAAATGCGCACCGAATGGAATGGTGCTTTTGTACACTTTTCTGAGTTTGAAGAAAAACATCCACAACTACAACCACGTGCTAGAATAAATGATCCACAAGGTTTAAAAAATTCTAGACCAGCCAGAACTGAAAACCCAGCACTAAGATTATTAGGTCCTGCTGCGTTTCAAACTAGAGTTGCTGGCTCTGCAGATATAAATGTATTTGAACCTGGCCACGACAGAACTACTGGTGACACAGTTAGGTTTTACGGTAGAACAACTACAGGCACTGGAACTAACCCACCAACTGATACTACTACTTTAGTTAGAAGTTTTGCTTTTCCAGAAGGCTTTGATGGTATTCTTGGAACCAATATTGGTCGCGCTGCAGGTTACACTATTACTCTTGGTTTTAAAGATGCTAGTGGTAATATAGACACTCTTACTACTACAGATTATTATCATTTTACAGTTGTAACAAACACTGCTACAACTGGAAACATAAAAGGCGGGGGACAGTTTACATCATCTGGTCCTACCACTTTAGCAAGTTAGGATTAATATGGCATTTACATTAGCGACACTAAGAACTGCAATTAGAGATTATACGGAAGTTGATAGTAATGTATTAACCGATTCTATTCTTAGTACTATTATAATAAATGCCGAAGCTCGTATCTTTAGAACGGTAGATGCTGATGCCAACAAGTTTTATGCAACTTCAGAAACGGTTATTGGAATTAGATATGTAACAGTGCCTACTGGCACGCGGATTATTCGGTCTATTCAAATAACTGACCCAACCACTTCTGATCAAGTATATTTAAAACAAGTAGATCAATCGTTTTTAGCAGAATATGCTCCAGATTATGACAATGTTAATGATAGAGGTATTCCAAAATATTACGCACATTGGGATGAAGATAACTGGGTAGTGGCGCCAACGCCAGATGCAGCTTATTCATTAACTATGGCTTACGTAAAACACCCTACAACAATTACTACTTCAGAAGCACAGACTACAGAATTGTCTACTTATACCCCAGATTTATTATTATATGCATGTTTAGTTGAGACGTTTAAATACTTGAAAGGTCCTGAAAATATGCTACAACTATATGAAGCTTCTTATGCAGAAGCCATACAAACGTATGCGGCACAACAACAAGGTCGCAGACGCAGGGACGAATACAGAGATGGTGCAATACGTATCCCTATCCAATCACCATCACCATAAATTTTTAAGGAGACAACAATATGGCAAATATTATACCTACAGCTTTTAAAACAGAGCTTTTATCTGGTACACATAACTTTGCAAATGGCGGAAACAGTTTTAAACTTGCTTTGTATACATCTAATCCATACAGTGCTTCATCTACTGCTTATGTTACTACTAACGAAGTTAGTTCAAGCGGTACAAGTTATCCTGCTGGCGGACAAGCATTAGATAGTCAAGCAGTAGCAGCAACTAGTACAACAGGACATGTTGACTTTGCTGATGAAACTTTTGCATCGGTTACTTTGACAGCAGCTTTTGCAGCTATTTATAATGACACCAACAGTGATAAGCTTTGTTTAGTATTAGATTTTGGCGGTAACAAAACTGCAACTAACGGCGACTTCGTAGTGCAGTTTCCAACTGCTAATGCTTCTGATGCTATTATTAGAATCGCATAAAGGATAAACAATGGCTTTAGTCTTAAACGACAGAGTAAGAGAAACTAGTACAACCACTAGCACTACAGCAATGGCTCTTGATGGAGCGGTTGTTGGGTTTCAAACTTTTGCTGCAGGTATCGGTAATTCCAATACTTGTTATTATGCTATTAGTTTACGAGGTGGTGCTGAATTTGAAACTGGTCTTGGTACCTTAGATGGTTCTTCCGCTAATTTAGCTCGTACTGAAGTATTCCAAAGTTCTAACAGTGATAATCCAGTTAGTTTTTCTGCAGGTACTAAAGATGTTTTTGTAACACTACCTGCAAGTAAAGCAGTATTTGAAGATGCCACTACAGACAATGTAACTCTAACTGCTGATTTATCAGTTGGTGATGATCTTACTGTTAATGGCGGTGTTATAGAGGTTAAAAATACAGGTGCACAATCAGTTGTAAGATTTTATTGTGAGTCAAGTAACGCTCACTATGCAGAGATAAAAGCACCGGCTCACTCTGCTTTTTCCGGTAACGTTAGTTTAACTTTACCTGCTGTGACTGACACATTAGTCGGTTTAGCAGCAACACAAACATTAACCAATAAAACATTAACTACTCCAGTATTAACAACACCTATTGCTAACGCGGGTGTACAATTAAAAAATGGTGCAACTAGTGCAGGTTTCTTAGAGTTCTTTGAAGATAGTGATAATGGCACTAATAAAGTAACTTTGATTGGACCAGCTTCAACTGCTGACGTAACCATTGTATTACCGGCTGCAGCNGACACCTTAATTGGTAAAGCAACAACAGANACATTAACTAATAAATCANTAGACTCTGATAACAACACAATTACTAATTTAGTCAATGCTGACATNAAAGCTAGTGCTGCAATTGCCTTTAGTAAAATGGAAAATTTAACAGCATCAAGAGCCCTGGTTTCTGACGGCAATGGTGACGTTTCAGTAAGTGCTGTAACTAGCACCGAAGTTGGATATTTAGATGGCGTAACATCAGCCATACAGACACAAATAAACACTAAAACAACAGCAGGATTTGCGGTTGCGATGGCAATCGCACTGTGATATAAGGAGATATTATGGCACAAGATTTTGAATCAACCGGTATAGTAATTACCAACTCTGAGACCAACCTATTAACGGCTAACTCAGATGATGCTATTGTCGGACTTAGACTAGCAAACGTTTTAACAACTGCAGTTACGATTGATGTTTACATTGATCTTAATGGCGCCGGTACAGACTTTTATCTTATAAAGGGTGCATCTATTCCACCTACAGGTAGTATTGAATTAATCCAAGGCGGTTCTAAAATAGTTTTAAATAATGGCGATGTTGTTCGTGCTCTTTGTGGCACAGCTAACGGCGTACATGCTTGGATCAGTAGGGTTGATGCAATAAGCACATAGGAGGATATATGGCTGAACAAAATAATCTTTTATACATCGGTCAAGATCCTGCTAAGGATGGAATCTTTACCCACCAACAAACGATTGATGGTAATCATATAATTGAATCTGCAGTTCTTGCAGGTCCAGTAACCTTTCCTAATACCGTAACTGTTAACGGTGTATTGGTGGTAGTATAATGGCTGGTATACAAATAGACGGTGTAAATAATAAGATCGACTTTGATGACGATTTGGATACATCCATCTCGGCTAATACCGATGATACGTTAGTAATAGAAGCTGGTGGTAACACCATGGCTACTATTACGGCAACTACTTTTACTATTAATGACGGCACTACAATTACAACTGCTGATAACACAGCTCAACTTACCTTAACATCTACTGACACAGATGCTAATTCTGGTCCAAGATTAGATTTTATTCGTAATCCTGGAGAAGCTGGAGCAAATGCTGATTTTTTATCAGCTATTCTTCACCGTGGTTATAATGATGCTACAGAGTTAACTACTTTTGCTGAAATAAATGTTCAAATAGTCGATGCTTCAAACGGTGTTGAAGATAGCAGATTTTATATTAATACAATGGTTGCTGGTACTGCTGCAACTAGTAGAATGGAATTGACTCCAACTGAAACTGTATTTAACGAAGGTGGTGCTGACCTAGACTTCCGAGTAGAAGGAAATGGTTTAGCTAATGCTTTTTTTGTAAATGGTGCTACGGATAGAGTTGGTATAAATACAAATGCTCCAGCAGACCAACTTCATGTTGTTGCTGTAAATGGCACTGGTATTTCAGCGGCTAAACTTGAAGCCAACAGTGCTTATGGTGTTCCTCTTGAAATTAATAACTCAAGAGCAGATGCTGGAGCAGAACATAGCATAATATTTCAAAGAGATGGTACAACCGTTGGAGCAATAGGTGGAACTGACAACGATTTGACTATATTTAGTTCAACTAATGTAGCTATGCAAATTGATGGCACTGGTGCAGTAACCAAGCCAGCACAACCAGCTTTTTTAGCAATTATTTCAGGAACACAATCCGATATGGCAAACGGTAATACTATTGCGTTTGGCACGGAAGTATATGACGTAAATGCAGATTTTGCATCTAGCACTTTTACTGCACCTGTTACTGGTAAGTATCAATTTAATTTTTTAATTTCTGTTACACAGTTAGATTATGATGCAACTTTTCATAGAATTCAATTAGTCACTTCCAATAGGACTTTTAATTTTGATATTAAATCTAGTCAAAATTATACTGCAAACCCTAATTATGCTACTTTTGGCGGTTCTATGTGCGTGGATATGGACACAAGTGACACAGCAAAATTAGTTTGGAGTCAATCTGCTGGAGAGAATGTATCAGACGTATTTGATTCAACTTATTTTTCAGGAAATTTAGTATGTTAACGAAACAATTAACCTTAAAGGAGGTAATACATGGCTGAACATAAAAAAGAAATAGCATTAACAGATCTTCAACAAAAGATTCTGTCTAATGATTTATACAATGACACAGATAATGCTGGTCTAGATGCATGGCTGCAAGCAGCTATTGATGGTAAGATAAGCAACAGTTGGAAACGTATGCAACGAGAATGGACTACAAAGTTAATGGAAGATGATTCATTTACAGATTCTATTCCATCTAATCAAGCAGACTTTGTAGCATTAGTAGTGGCTCGTTCTGATTATAAAAACCGTAAAGCTAGAGACGACGCAGCAACATAAGGATAACCTATGAGTGAAATAAGAGTCGATACTATAAGTGAAAAAACCAGTGCCAATGGGGTAGCCGTTGACGGGGTAACCTTAAAAGATGGTGGTGGTACATTTACAAGTCCAGTTTTAGTACCTGATGGCTCTACTTCAGCTGTATCACTAGGTAACGATGGTGACCCTAATACTGGTATTTATTTTCAAGCTGCAGACTCATTAGGTTTAGTGCTTGGAGGCTCAAGAAAATTATCTGCTACTTCAGCTGGTGTAGCAATTGAAAATGGTACTTTGTCTGCTAAAGGTGGTGCTGTCTTTAACGAAGACTCTGCTGATGTAGATTTTAGAGTAGAATCTAATGGTAACACTCATATGCTATTCGTTGATGGTGGAAATAATGCAGTTGGTATTGGTAATACAGGCACTCTTGATGGCGTAGTACACATTAAAGGTACATCAGCCGATACTTATGTTGTTTTAGAAGCAGGAGCTACTGATGGCAATACTGGACTTTTATTTCACAACTCAGCAGGTACACAGGAATCGTTTGTACTATATGATACTGATGATGACTATCTGGCACTTGGTGCTGGTTCTGCTGAAAGAGTAAGAGTTCACTCTAACGGAGTTGCAGCTTTTAACAATGGAATTGCACTTGGCGTAGGCACAGCTAATACAGCATCTAATGTACTCGATGATTATGAAGAAGGTACTTGGACACCAGTAGTTAAATCAAACAACAACACAATTTCAAGGTCAGGTGGTAATGAATTTCATACTTACACTAAAATAGGCAGGATGGTTAATATAACTTTTACACTTCAAGCTGTAACACTAAGTGGCACTATTGATAACTCAGGAGACTTTACATACATTACTGGATTACCTTTTACTTCAAGTAGCACTGCAGGACAAAGAAGTCCAAGTACTGAAATTTTGTATTTTACTAGTGGTTCAAAGTTTACAGAAGGAAACGTCACTGGTACTGTAGGTCCAAATGTTTCAAAGGTTGAAATACTAGAACACGATGGAGCTGGAACAGGATATTCATCAGCAAGACTAGCTAATTTAACAAGTAATACATACTGGATGTTTAATTTAACATATTATGTATAAAAATTAATTAAGGAGAAAAACAATGGCAATAACAAAAGAAATAGAAATAGCAAAGATAGAAGTAGTTGGACCGTATAAAGCTGTGCAAGTAGCTACCGATACTGTTATTAAAGAAGATGGTACAGAACTATCTCGTGGCAGACATAGACACGTTTTAGACTGTGGCACATTAAACGATAGTGATGCTTTAGTTGATACTGACATTTCAGGTGAAGACGCAACAGTACAAGCAGTAGCAAACGCTGTATGGACTGATGCTGTAAAAACTGCTTGGAAGAATAAGTTAATAGCAGATAAATCATAAGGATAAACTATGACCAGTACAATTAAAGTAGATACTATATCAGAGAACACCTCAGCTAATGGCGTAGCCGTTGATGGGGTAACCTTAAAAGATGGTG